GCCAGGCGCTCCGTGGTGACGCCTTCGCCCTCGATGCAGTGGGTGAAGCGACCATTGGCGAGCATGAAGCCGACATGAGCTCCGGCACCGTCGACCCTGAAGGTCAGCATGGTGCCGGGCGTGCCGATGGGGACAAGATGCCAGCGCGCGCCGGGCTTGGTCTCGCGAACCACGATCTCCTCGATCTCGCCCAGCGTTGCCGGCGTCTTGAAGTCGGGAACCCAGCGTCCTGTGCGGCCGAACAGCTCTCGAACATAGCCGTAGCAATCCCATGCGAGCGGACCCCTGCCGCCCTTCTCGAACGGCAGACCAAGTAGGTCCGTAAATTGGGGGATCGGGTAAGAGAGCATGAGGTTCCGATTATCGCATGTGTGTTGGCTACCATGCAACTCAAATGTTCAAGCGGACGAGCCCTGGGAGACCGCGGAAGGGGATGGAGGCTGCACCTGGGAAATGTGCCATGCAACCGTTGGGACCGTCGCGGGTGTAGTCGCAGGTGGGTATCGACCCAACGTATCCGCAGCCATACCCCTTGTAGCGCCACACGCACCGATCCTTGAGCTGCCGGTGACGCGGGAAGGCAACGTTGAGGAAGTTCTCGGCGCCCAGCGTGAAGCTCACGACATAGTTGGCGGCCGACGAGGCGGTGACCTCGAACGTATGTTCCAGCTCCGGCGGCTTATCGAGCGCCTTGCTGTTCACGATCCGCAACGTGACATCGCTGAAGACGCCGCCGGCCATGTCTTCCATGCGGCTCTGGATGTAGCGCGTCTGGTCGTTCGCCTGCAGCGTGACATCCGGGTCTTTGCCGTTCTCCTGGGTGATCTGAAACTCGAAGTTTGCGGCGATATATTCCTGTCCACCGAAGATGATCGGCTCGTCGTTCCTGGCGATGTAGAGCGTCTCGGTGATGGTGCGGTCGTTGGGATCGACGACATCGATCTGCAGCAACGCCACCCAAACGGCGTCACTGGTCAGCTTGTTCTTGTCGATCGCGGAGGCGACGGAGAGGACGCGAGCCATTAGAACGTGCTCATCTTGACGGTCACGTTCCACATCCGATTCTGGCCGACACCGGCATACTTCGGCACCCACTCGTCGAAGCGGACGGTCAGGTCTTCACCCTTCAGATAGTCGTGATAGGTGAAGGAGATCACCTTGCGGTGGTCCTTCCAGAATTGTTCGAGAACTAGGAAGTCGGCGTGCGGCAGACTGATGAAGCCAGTCTGGATCTGCTCCCGCAGGGCACGCGTCGTCCGCTCGCGCCGGAACTCATAGCCGCCGTCCGTTGGGGCGGCGATCGTCTTATCGATCGGCTGGCGGTCGTAGAGCGACGGGCTCTCGCCCTGGGAGAGGGTCGGCTTGGTCGGAAACGTAGTGAGCATGCGTCACCTTAGCATGAATGTGTGTTATACGCCATGCACCCCGCTCACTTTTTGGCGAGCGAGGTCAGGGCGTCCCGAAGAGGGCCCGTTTTGCTGGCGGCTTCGAGCACCACGTTCACGATCATCTCCTTGCCGTTGAAGTGCGTGGAGACATCCGGGTGCATTTGTTCCTTGCCGTTGTTGACCACGTTGACGGTGACCGGCGGCGGGGTATTCGAGCCACCCGCGGCGATCTGCTTCTGCTCGTCTTCCGTGAGCACGCGCTCGCCCTTGAGGCCGATGATCGGAACCTCATTGGGCTGGAGGCCGATGACCCCGCCATTGTGGTAGCGCATCGCGTCCTTCCACAGGTCGGCCGGGAACATGCCGTCCATGCGGCCGTCGCCGATGATGCCGCCGTCATGGTGCTTGCCGGCCGAAGTCATGGCGAAGCTGTTCTGGATACCCGAGCCGAGGAACTGCCCGAAGCTCATCTTGCCGCCACCCGCGTTCGTCGGGGTCATACCGATCGCCGACAGGATTGCGTAGGCGATCATCGCCTCAATGATGATCTTCGCGATCTCTTTGATGATGTCGACGGCGAACTGCTTCACGTCCATCTTGCCGGACGTAAGCATGTCGACGAACGAGCCGGCGATGTTCGCGTAGGCTTCCTGCAGGTTCGCGGCCAGGTTCGACCACTGGCGAGCCTGCTGGACCACCGCGGACTCATTCTCGCGGTTGAACTGAGCTTCCTTGGCCGCGCGCCACTTGTAGAAGGCGTCGAGCTCGCGCTTACGCGCGGCGGTGCCTTCCTTGGAGACCACGACGCGCTGGTATTCGAGCCGGATCTCGGTGTTGAGCTCGGCGCGCGCGGTATCGAGCTTCGAGCCGTTGCCCAGGCCCGAGTTGATCTTATCGGCTTCCTTGGTGATCCGAGCAGCCTCAATCGCCGCCTGACCGTCCTTCGTTTCCTGGACGATCGCACGGATCTTCACCAGCATGTCTTCGAGCGGCTGGCCGGTGAGCTTCAGCGCCGAGACCATCCCCATGAGACGGCCCTGGAGATCGTCAGCCCTCTTGTCAGCATCGAGCGTGCCGTTGGCGAAACTCTTCCACAGCTCTTCGGAGTCGGTCGTGGCCTTGACGAGATCCTTATCGAGCTTGTCGCTGAGACCCTTGACCTCACTCTGGTGACTCAGGTCGTCGAAGATCTTGGCGTATTCGCGCATCTGGTTGATGCGGTCCTGCGTGACGCCTTTGTAGAGCCCAGCCGCGACCTCTGCGTTGAACTTCGCCAGCTCGGCGGTGGTGCTGCCGTCCGCGAGCTTGGCACGCAGCTCAGCAATCCTCCCCGCCATTTGGTCGAGGCGATTGTCGAAAGACTTGTCGGCGGACATGCCGCGCATTGCCTGGTGTGCCGCGTCGATCGAGGCCGCGAGACCACGAGCTTGCTCCTTCTGAGCCGCGCTCATGTTCTTGTAAGCGCCGACGCCGTGCTCGATGTCATAGTTGACCTTGGCGAGCGCGGTGCCGAGACCCTTCGACTTAGCTTCCGCGACTGCGGCCTGCTCTCCAAGGTGAGCGAGTGCGGTCGCGGCCTTGCTCGCGCCCTTCTCGCTCGCGCCCTGCATGGCCTGCTGGCGCAGCTGGGCAGTGCTGGTCATGTCGAACTGCTGGACGAGCGCACCCTGCGACTGCCGCAGCGCATCGACGGCGTTCTTGTTGCCCTTGTTCGCCGCGATCAGCCGGTCCAGATTCTGGATCTGTGCGGTCTCCTGGCCGCGGACGCGAGCGTCCTCCATATCGGTCAGACGCGAAGCGAGAAGGCCGGCCTTCTTCGGATCGGTCTTCTGCAGCTCGTTGATTGCCTGCCACTGCTTCTGGTCAGCCGCATACATCGCGCGCTTGAAGTGCTCGATGCCTTGCGTGGCCGAGTTCGTGTAGTTGTCGGTTACCTGCTTCCAGTGATCGTCGAAGGCAGTCTTCTCGGCATTGCTGTAATTCTTCAGCGCGCCATTGACGTAGGCCAGCCGTGCTTTCTCGTCTTCGAGAGACATGCCGGCGCCGTTGAGACCATCGCTGCCAGTGCGACGGATCCTGTCTTCGCGCAGCGCAATGGACGCGCTCAGTCGGCTTGCTTCATCAGCAAGCTGCCCCTTGCGCCTGGCAACGTCTGCGGCGTCACCGGCCTTGGCAAAGTGGTTCGCCATACGATCGGCGGCGGCCGCAGCCTTGTCCGCCGAATTCTCGAACACGCCCATTGCGCTTGCAGCCTGGTAGGCCAGGGCAATGAGTAGACCCCACGGACCAAGCGCGAACTTGATCGCTACACCCAGTCCCTCGACAGCGAGTGCGCCGGCTGCGGCTGCGCGCTCGCCGAGGGTCACAGCGGCCGCGGCAGCTTCCGCGGTTGCGGCTTCCCGGACGAATGCGTTCGACGCGTTCTCAGATGCGGTCGCAAGCAGACTCTCGGCGGCCGTCAGTTCGCCAGTCCTGGCGATTAGCGTGCCTTCGGCGGCTGCAAGCTCGGCGTCCGTGCGAGCAAGCATCGTCTCTGCTGTTGCAAGACGGCTCGTCGCAGCCTGGAATTCGGCCATGGCCTGCGCGCGGGAGACATACTGGCCGGTGACCAGGCGTCCGGTCTGGAGCTGCTCAAGCGCTGCCGCCTGCTCGACCTCCATGGTCTGCACGAGGCGCAGACGGGCCTCCTGCTGAAGCCTGAGAGCCTCGACCTGGCTTCGCGAGTCCTGAACCGCTTCGGCGGCCAGAGCACGCTGAATGCGAGCGTTCTCCTCCTCGACCGCGGCGGTTTCGGATTCTACCTGCGCACGCTGAGCAGCCTGGTCGAGCAGCTCCTGGTTAGCGCGCACACCCTCCAGGAGCGCGAGGTTATAGTCCCGCCGAACCTGGGCGACGGTCGGAACTGCGGTCTTCTCGGCGGTCCACCACTCCTTGCTCGCGCGGCCGACATTGGCGAACATCGCGACGACATCGGTTCCCCATGCGCGGATCAGCTTCAGCGCGAATGCGGTCGCGACAGCCTCGCCGAACTCGACGATGACCGAGCGATACTCGACCAGGAAGCGCACGAGTGAAGCCAGGCCGCGAACAATCTCCGCGATGTCCTGGCCGATCTTGTGAAATGCAGCCTTGCCCTCATTCGACTGAAGAGCCTGGTTGATCTCATTCATCAGGTTCTTGACGGTCGCGTAGAGGCTGTCGCTCATTCCGCCGGCTTCGCCAGTGAACGCGGCGGCCATTTGAATCATGTTCGTCTTGAACGTGTTCATCTCGCCGACGAGCGTCTGCGACATCTGCTCTGCGGCGCCCGCGTGGGCGACACCCAGCTGACGCATCATGAGCTCCATCGCGGGACGTGCGGCGATTGCGCCAGCGCTGATCTTCTTGACCATTTCGTCCATGGTCATGCCCAGCACGTTCGCCATGGTCCGCATGCCGTCCGGCACGAAGATCGCGAACTGGCGCCGGAGCTCCTTGAGGCTCAGCGTGCCCTTGTCGGCCATTTCCTGCAGCGCGAGGGCGACGTGCTGCATGGTGAAGCTATTACCGCCGAAGGCAGCGACCGCATCGGTCGTTTCCTGCAGCATCCCCTTCATCGGGTCGATGCCGGTGGACTTCAGACGGACGAAGCTGTTGGCGAGATCCTGGACGGAATAACCCGTCTGCTTGGACATCTCGAAGAGCGCCGCCATGTCCTGGCGCGCTTCCTGCGTCTTGCCGGCGTCGGTGATCGCCGTCGACATGCCCTTCATCAGGAGAGTCTGCCGTTCGAGCTCGGCCGACATGGAGATCGCTTCCTCCATGACGCCCGCGATCTTGTGACCGAAGGACTCGACGATGCTCTCGATGCCGGCGATCGTCAGGACGTAATCGCGAAGGTGCTGCAGGCTCGAACCTGCCATTTGGCCGGACTTGTCGAGGGAGTGGCCGAAGGTATCGACGTGGGCGGCGGTTTCCTTAACCTGGCCGCCGAAGACGCGCATCTGCGAACCCGCAGACGTAAGCCGGCCGGAGTAGTTGCTCGTGTCGAGATCGAGAACAACCTGAAGCTGACGCGAACTCACTGACTACTCCGACCCTTTGTATATGTGTTAGCCAACAGGCGTTTTGCGCCCAGCTTTCAATTCCTCCTGCAGCTGCTTGAACTTCCGACTAT